CCAACAGGAAGGAACCCCCAACATGGACCGACTCCAACACGCCCAGGCAGTCGCCCAGTCCACCCTCATCCCCGACGGCTACCGCAACCAGCCCGCCAACGTCCTCTGGGCCATGGACCTCGCCGACGCCCTCGGCGTCCCCTTTCCCCAGGTCATGCAGACCATGGCCGTCATGCGCGGCCGCATGACCATGAGCGCCGACCTCATGGCCGCCGTCGTCCGTCGCGCCGGCCACAAGCTTCGCGTCCGCGAGCAGGGCATGTCCGTCACCGCCGCCCTCGTCAGGCAGGACGACCCCGACTACGAATTCACCGCCACATGGGACGAGGCGAAAGCGCGCCAGGCTGGCCTCTGGGGACAGCGCGGCCCCTGGACTCAGTACCCAACCCAGATGCTCCGCAGTCGGGCCGTCACCGAGGTCTGCCGACAGGGCGCCAGCGACGCCCTCGCAGGCACCATCTACAGCCCTGACGAGCTCCAACCCGCAGAGTCCAACCCCAACGCCGCAGACACTGAGGCGGCTGCCGCGGCCCACCACGCCTCGGCAGCAGACGCCGCCTCCGCCCAGGCCGACCTCGCCCTGGACAGAGCAAGAGACCAGTCCCGGGCACTCCTCGCCAACCACGTCAAGCAGCACGGGGGCACCCCCGCCGGCGTCTGGCAGGCTGCCCAGGACATGGGCGCAGACCCGGATGACCCCGACAGTGTCGCCGCCTGCCTCGCCGCCCTCCTCGCCGCCCAGGAGGCCGACGGTGTCTGACTCAACCCCCACACCCATCGGCACCTGGCGACGGCTCCGCAGCCTCCAGTGGATCGGGTACAGCCCCGACGCGCTCGCCGCAGCCGGCGGCCTCGACCGGGACGACATCATCGCCGGCCTCCGAGGAGAACCCCTCCCCGCCACCACCCGCATCCAGATCGCCGCCCTCTGGGACGTCGCCCACATGCGCCCCGAACCGCCCACACCACTCGCTAAGGCCATGCACCGCGAGGCAAAACGAGCAGGCGCGCGCAGCCCACTCGCCTGGGACCCCGAAACCATCGACAACGCCGCCACGCGCCCCGAGGGCGTCACTCAAGGCCGCGACCGGTCCCCCTGGGCTTGACAGGCCCCCCACTACCCGGGTACCCTGGGTACAACACCAACAGGAAGGAACCCCCAACATGGACCAGCTCCGCATCGAGACCACCTCCCGCGCAGCCAGGCCTCCCATCCGCGCCACCTCCTCCTCGGCCGGCCTCGACCTCAGCCTCCCCACGGACGTCACCATCCACAACCGGGCAACCACTGTCGTGGAACTCCCCTACAAAGTCGCCATCCCCGACGGGTACGTCGGCATGCTCACCCTCCGCAGCAGCCTCGGCGCACGCGGGATCACCATCCCCAACAGCGTCGGCGTCATCGACTCCGACTACCGGGGCAACCTCAAACTGCCCCTCTCCCTCCTCCACGACAGCGGACCGACCATCCTCCGCGCCGGCGAACGAGTTGCCCAACTCGTGATCATTCCCGTCGCGCTCCCCGCACCGGTCGAAGCCACTGTCGCCGCGGACGAGACCCGGCGCGGCGGAGGAGGACTCGGCAGCACCGGGACCGAGGAGCTGGCCGCCGGCGAAGATGCCGTTAACCACCCGAGCCACTACGCCTCCTACGACCCCGAGGTCATCACCGTCACCGAGTGCCTCGGCTTCTGTGAGGGCAACGTTGTCAAGTACCTTGCCCGCGCCGGCCGGAAACCCGGCACACCCGGACAGCTAGACCTCGACAAGGCCCACTGGTACATGCACCGCATCGCATACGGCAGGGACGGCACCTTCAGCAGGGACGCTCTCACTGCCGCCACTGGGGACATCCTCGGAACCATCGCCAGGCTCACGCCCGCGGAGTCCGGCCCCTGGCAGGACGTCTTCGACAACGTCGTCGGCCTCTCCGCAGAGATCGCGAGAGGCGCATGACACGCAGCCGACAGTCCGCCAAGACGGCCGGCGCCCGCTTCGAACGACAGATCGCCGACCACCTCAACGCTCGCCTCCCCGGACGCATCGACCGACAGCCCCGCGCCGGCGCCAAAGACAAGGGCGACATCGCCGGCGTCACCACACCCGACGGCCGCCCCATCGCCATCGAATGCAAGAACGTCACCCGCACCCAACTCGCCAACTGGGTACACGAAGCCCACACCGAAGCCGACAACCTAGGAGCCGCCGCCGGCATCATCATCCACAAACGACACGGGCGATCGAGCCCCGACGCCCAGTGGGTCACCATGACCGTCGCCGACCTCACCGCAATCCTCGCCAACAAGGAAGGAACCGCACCATGACCGCCACCGTCACCGTCACCGGCAACCTCGCCGCCGCACCCGAAGTCAAGCACCTCCCCTCGGGCAAGCCCGTCACCGAACTGCGCTTCGGCGCCACCCGCCGCCGCAACAACAACGGCACCTGGGAAGACGACGGCGCCCCCCTCTTCATGTCCGCGAGCCTGTTCGGCGACAAGGAAACCTGGGTCGCCGGCGCCCTCGGCAAGGGCGACAGCGTCACCGTCACCGGCGACCTCGTCCGCCGCACCTACACACGGCAGGACGGCAGCGAAGGAGAAGCCCTCGAAGTCAGGTTCCCCCGCCTCCTCGGCTACATCCGCAAAGCCGACAAACAGGGAGGTTCCCCTACTGTCCCGAACGTCGCCGGCCAGGACCTCAGCTTCCAGCCGCCATTCTGAGACCTGAACCCGCTTGACACGCGACGCCCCCAGCGGCTACGCTGGGGGCGTCCCCAACAAGGAAGGAACCCCCAAATGAGCCACCACGACAACACCGCCGCCTGGGCCGCCATCATCATCGCCGCCGCCGCCCACGTCATCATCGCCGCCGCAGGCATCCACGCCGCCACCGCCGGCCACGCGGCCCCCATCATCTCGGCCTTCCTCGCTGGCCCCAGCATCATCGCCCTCACCGCCGCTGCCCTCTGCACGGCCGCCTCACGCCCCATGCCCGCCCCCCGCCGCTAACCGGACCCACAACCGCATCCGCTGAAAGGAACCCCATGATCACCGTCGCCACCGTCCCCAACTGCCAGCAGTGCCGCGCCACCATCAAACGGCTCACCAACGCCGGCCACCCGCCCCGCACCACCGACTACCAGGAAGACAAGACTGCCCAGGGCGTCGCCATCCGCAACGGCTGGGCCAGCGCCCCCATCGTCTACTGCACAGACAACAACGGCAACGAGATCCACTCCTGGCACGGGTACAATCCCCACGCGATCGACCTCGCCATCCAAGCCGGCTACACCAACTGAAAGCAGGAACCATGAGCCCTCTCGACGAGGCGATCATCGCTAACGACCAACTGCCCGAACAACAGCGCGAATCCAACGTAAAGCTCGGCGTCCGGTTCGGCGTGTCCGAGGCCGCCGCCCGCCGGCACCGCCGCGCCATCCGCCGGCGCGGCCAGCAAGCCAACACTCAGACCGACGCGTTCTTCGGCGTCCCCACCCAGGCCATCACAAGCCGCGGGAGGACAGTCCGCCTCGAAGACGGCTCCTACGAGAAGATCACCTACATCCCGGGCGCAGCCGAACGAGAGGAAGCGAAACGGCTCTCCTACCAGGACCTCGCGCCCATCCTCGCTCAGCCGCTCACCAAACCCGGCTGGGCGCCCAGCCGGCCCGCCACTCTCGCCGTTGTCCTCTCCGATCTCCAACTCGGCAAGACCGGCAGCCGGGGCGGCACCCCTGACACACTCCGCAGGCTCGACAACATCATCGCCCAGATCACCGACCACTGCTCACGCCACCGCTACCAAGAGATCATCCTCATCGACGCCGGAGACGTGTGCGAAGGGTTCGACAACACAGTCTCCCAGTCGCAGACCAACGACATCGACCTCACCACCCAGGTGCGCACAGCGCAGGCCGTCATGGCCAAGACCCTCAAGGCCCTCGCCGGCCACGCACCCGACGTCGCCTATGTCGCCGTCCCCTCCAACCACTGCCAACTCCGCAAGGGGATAGGGCAGAACCAGCGAGTCGGGAAACCCAGCAACGACTGGGGGCTCCTCGTCCAGGACAGCGTCCGCATGGCAGTCGAAGGCCGCGAAGGGTACGAGCACGTCAAGTTCAAGACCCCCAACGAATGGGAAGAGTCCCTCACCATCACCACGGTGGACGGCACGCACATGGGCGTCACCCACGGGCACGTCTGCGGCAGCAAAGCCAAGGTCGCTGACTGGTTCCGCAACCAGGCTTTCGGACACGTCGCCGGGCTCCACGAAGCCACCGTCCTCCTCCACGGGCACTGGCACAGCTTCGGCATCACCACGCTCGGCAACGACCACCAGATCATCAGCGCCCCCACCTGCGACCCCGGCTCCGACTGGTTCCGCAACCAAGCCGGCGACAGCAGCCAGCCGTGCGCCCTCACCTTCGAGCTCGCCAACGGCGGGTCCTCAGCCTGGACACTCTGGCGCGAGCTCCCGGACTACCCCCCCGCCGCTTGACAGGCCCCCCACTACCCGGGTACCCTGGGTACAACACCAACAGGAAGGAACCCCCAACATGGACCAGCACCTCGCCGGCCCCAACCAGCCGCTCACCGTCAGCATCCTCCTCGCCGCCCTCGAGAAGCTCGAAGCCGCCGGACACGGCAACACACCCATCAGCCTGTACGCCGCCGCCACGAAGCACCTCATCCAGGCCTACAACATCAACGCCGACACGAGCGCCGCGGACCGCCCCCACGCGCCCGCACTCGGATTCTGCTCCACCTGGGACGTCGCCAAGCAGACCGACACCATCACCAACTTCGTCATCCTCTGACCGGAGCGCACCATGAACATCAACGCCGCCACCCGCCTCATCTGCGACGAACTCGCCCGCCGCACCGGATACGCCGCCACCAACCTCGGCGAAGGCCGAGTTGAACTCACCTCACCCCGGCCCCTCAGACTCCACGTCCTCTCCCCGCCCAGCAGGCCGGGCCGCCCCGTAGAGCGCACCGTAGAGAACCTCCTTCGTCGCGCCGGCGAACTCGGCTGGCATCCCACACAGTGGTAACCCTCACGGCCGACACACTCATCACCGCCCCCGCATGGTGGCGAGGTAGCCACTACGCCACCATCTTCGCCGAGACCCGCACCCGCACCGGGGACCTCGGGTGGGTCGTGGAACTCGCATGCGACCCCTACACCCGGTGGACAGTCACCGAATGGGACGCCTACCTCCCCGGCACCGCCGGGTATCCGCCACCCATCACATGCCCTACATGCAGAAAGCAGCACCATGAGTAACCCCTACGACCAGGCCGCCGTCACCGTCGTCCTCAAAGCCGTCGGCCGGCTCACCGCCGCGGAACTCGCCCAGATACTCCACTGGCCCCGCACACGCGTCCGCCTCGCCCTCACGGCCTTGGAAGCCGCAGGGCATGTCACCCACAACAACCGCACCTGGGAGTCCACCAAATGAACGTAGCCGTCGCCGCCGCCCTCCTCGCTTCCTATGTAGACGCTGGCGAAGGAAACCTCCCGTTCGTCGTCTCCACCGCAGAAGACGCCCCCGGCTACACCTTCGAAGAAGCCGTAGATATCGCCCCCCTCACCTCGCCCCCCCCGCCCGGCCGACGAGACACCTGGAGAGACGAGTACGACCCCGGTGCGCCGCACACAGCCATCGCCGCCGTCTCCCTCCCCGCTTGACAGCAAGGCCCGCGGCGGCTACGCTGGAAGCGTCCAACAGAAGGAAGGAACCCCCCATGAACAAGATCATCCGCCTCCTCGCAGCCGCCGCCCTCACCCTCACCGGTATCACCGCCACCACCACCAACCCCACCAACGGGGCCGGCACACCCGCCAACCAGATCATCCACTACACCCACTTCGGCACCGGCCAGCGCCCCGGCGACACCAGCAGCAGCACGGGCACCCGCACCAACCTCGGAGACCACGACATGATCGACCAGCTCTTCACCAACCCCACCCACCGCATCAACGCCTGACCCAGCAGGAAGGGACCCCTAACCATGATCACCGTCGCCACCTACAAGGCTGAACTGGCAGAGCAGCTCGCCACCATCAAGGCGTTCATCCGCCGCGGCGTGCCCGTCCGCATCACCCCCTACACACAAGACAAGACCGCCCAAGCCCTGGCAGACAGGCACCAATACTCCGTCTTCCCCGTCGTCTACTGCACCAACGCCGACGGTGGCGCGTGTCACTCCTGGTCCGGGTACGACCCCGACCAGATCAACCAGGCGATCGAAAATCGCTACCACCGGTGACCCTGCCGCTCCGAGGCCTTCAACGTCACCCACTACCCGGGCTGCCCGGGTACAAGCAAAACCAGGGACCCCGGAATCAAGCCGGCCCCCGCACACCGCCCACCCGGGTATCCCGGTACCCCGGGGTGCCCAGGTAGGGTAGGGGGATGGCGTGGGACCACAGCACACGACGCGCGCGACTGCCAAGAAACTGGCAGAAGCTCAGACGCGAAACACTCAACGCAGCCAACCACCAATGCCAAGGCCTCGCCCCCACCCAGGCGCCACCCCCCAGTACCCCTCCGTGGAGGGCGGGCACCTTTGCCCCCGACGGCCGCTGGCACGCGGCAGCATGCGACCGACACGCGACCGACGTTGATCATGTTGTCGCCGGCGATGACCATTCACCTTCTAATCTCCAGGCCCTCAGCCTCCCCTGCCACCGGGCCAAGACTGCCAGGGAGCGGCAGGAGCAGGCCGCACGTATGGCCGCTATGCGACGTCGCACGCCCGAGCCGCACCCATGCCAGGCCACAGCACAACACACAAACGTGACGCAAGTCATTTGAAACAAAGCAAACAAACAAACGAAGCGACGCAACGAAACCTTCACGAAACATTCGAAACCAAAACCGCGAAAACTCAACGAAAACCCCCTGGCCCCGACTCCCCCCGCCCCCCCTCGTAGGACCGGGGGAGATAGCAACTCCGTAGTGGGATGCTCAGTCTCCCGTGTTTTTTGGGTGACCGCCGCCACAGGGTCGCCCGTGTTACCTTGAGATCGCAACGAGACGACGCCCCGGACGACGGGGCAGAGAGGGGCCCACATGGGTGTGAACAGCGTCGCGGCGGCGCAGGCCCGCTACTGGTGCCAGGCCGGCCCAGGCAAGCCGCAGGGCGGCGCCTACAGCGTCGGCTACAGCCAGCCCGACCGACTCATGGCCTACGAGCGCAGCAACGAGGAGGGCTGGCTCTACGCGGACGCCAACATGGACTGCTCCAGCATGGTCCGCGGCGCGATCAACTACGGCCTCCACGCCGCCGGCTACTCATGGGACGACCCGAGAATGCTCCCCGGCTCGTCCTGGACCGGGTCACAGCGGGAGGAGCTCACCGCCCGAGGCTGGGTCGAGGTTCCCTGGGCCGACAACGACTTGTACCCGTCCGGCGGCATCCAGGTCGGCGACGTGATCCTGTCCGAGGCCGCCTCCGGCGGTATGGGGCACGTCGCCATGGTCGTCCCAGACGGCAACGCCCTCATGCTCGCAGAAGCCTGGATCGCCGAGGATGGCTCCACCGACGGCTATGTCGGCGACCAGACCGGCCAGGAGACACGCCTCGAGTCCTACGAGGGACACCCGTACACGACAGGCGGCCACTGGACCCACTGCCTGCGCCTCTACGAGGACGGCTCCTCCGGGGGCGGCTCCACTGCGGCGTCTGGCTACGAGACGTCCGCGATCCAGCGGGCCGTTCTGGCTGCCGCGGACTCAGTCGGCTGCCCGTGGTGGGCCGCACTCGCTTGCCTGTGGATGGAGACCGGCGAGTACGGGGCGAACATCTTCGGCCACGACGCGGGTGGCGCCTACTGTGGCGGCGGGGAGGTCACGGAGGAGAAGTTCCGGGACTTCTACGCGCAGATCAGCGCGGGAGCCACGTCCAACGGGGTTGGCCCGCTCCAGGTCACCTACCCCGGCTACTTCCTCAACGACCCCGACCGGGCGTGGTGGGACCCGCAGGCCTCCTCCGAGGTGGCGTGCGGCATCCTCCGCGACCTGATCGCGTCGGAGGGCGACGACTATGAGAGTCTCCGTCGCGTCGGCTCGAGGTTCAACAGCGGGTCCGCCTACGGCTCCTACGAGGAGTACGGCACCCGCTTCAGCGACTACTGTCGATCCTGGTACAACTACGGCCGCCCCGCGGGCGGCGGAGAGGATGATCTGAACATGGCTGGTGCTGTGGAGCTGCTCACGGAGATTCGTGACTCGCTGCGCGCTGGGAAGGAGGGCAGCCACTACGCGGGTGACATGGCGTGGTACTCGGGTGCGATCCGTGACGAGCTGCGCGCCCTGAACCAGAAGGTGCAGGTGATCTCGGACGCTGTCACCCCGGGGATCGCCGGCGTGAAGTTCGATGGTGAGCTGTACAACGCGGTGAAGGAGACTAGGAAGTCTCTGGCTGCGATCGAGAAGAAGCTCGCCGGTGAGACGCCGCAGGCATGACCTGGTCGCCGCTGGTTTCCTCCCTGCCGCCTGCGTGGTGGGCGGCGCTCCTCCCGAACCGAAAGGATGACACCAATGAGTCTGACTCCTGACCAGTCCGCGACTCTGACTGCGGTCGCGGCGATCGGCTGGCCGCTCGTGCAGGCTGCCCTGGATAAGCCGTGGTGGACTGCTGGCCGGCGCCGCGCTCTGACCCTGGCAGCTATCGCGGTTATCGCCGTTGGCACGTACCTGGCAGGCGCCTACCCGGCTGGTGTCGAGGCGGTCACCAATCATGCGCTCGCCGTCGCGGGCCTCGTCCTGGGGGCCTTCAACATTCTGAAGGCCGTCAAGATCAATGGCGTTTCCGTCCTCGACTGGGCTGGCCTCGTCACGCCTGGGGGCGTTGACCTGGCGAAGGGTAGGCACGCGGCCTGACCCTGCTACACTGGAGCCGTTGGGGGTTCCACCGCCCCGGGATCTGACCATGAAGTCCTCCCGGGGCGGTTCTTCGTATAATCGGGGCATGACTTCGAAACCCCCGGCTCGCCTGTCTGCGAGCGCGCGCGCCCTGTGGTCGGGGGTGACCGAGCGGTGGGAGCTCCGCCCGGATGAGTTGCGGATTCTCGAGGACGCGTGCCGTGAGGCGACTCTGGTGGACAAGATCGAGGCGGCTCTGAAGGGCTCCGATCTTGTGACTGATGGGTCTACGGGGCAGGTGCGGGCCCACCCGCTGTTATCGGAGGTGCGTCAGCATCGCGTGGCGATGACGTCTCTGCTGGCCCGCCTGGCTCTGCCAGATGATGAGGCTGAGGGGCGTCAGGATGCTGCCCGGAGTGAGCATGCCCGGTCCGCGGCGATCGCCCGGTGGGGCCAGGTCGGCTGATGGGGCGGCGTAGGGGCCCTGCCCTGGTGTCTGTGGCGGCCGAGGAGGAGCACGCGATCCGCAGCTACTACGAGCGCCTGCTTGAGGGTGGTCAGCCGGTGCCTGAGGGGTCGCCGGTGGATGTGGTGGGCCCTACATGGTCGCGGGCCCCGGGTGGTGGGTGGTTGCTGCCGGAGCGGACGATCGCCTTGGACGCGATGGTGTGGGCCTCGTCGCATCTGCGGGGGCCCGATGGTGGGCCGTGGCGGTTCACGGCCGAGCAGGCCCGGTTCCTGGCCTGGTACTACGCTATCGGCCCTGACGGCCGGTTCCTGACGCCTACCGTGGTGCTCCAGCGGTGCAAGGGGTGGGGGAAGGATCCGCTCGCTGCCGTCCTGGCGCTGATTGCGCTCCTGGGGCCGTCTGTCCCCGAGTCTGGCGATGGCGGGGACACGTGGCATGGGCGGCCCGAGCGTGACCCGTGGATCCGTCTCCTCGCTGTCAGCCAGGAGCAGACCCGCACCACGATGGGAAACATCCCCTCCCTAGTCGCCCCGGAGACGCGTTCCGAGTACTCGCTGCACATCGGTACGGGCGGGGTGACGCGCCGGGACGGCTCCCCGGGGGTGATCATCCCGATCACATCCAACCCGCACGCCGCAGAAGGCTCGAGGGCTACGCTGACCGTGTGCACGGAGACGCAGAACTGGACACGGTCCAACTCCGGGGTGGAGATGATGGGTGTTGTGCGCGGTGACGCGGCGAAGTCGCCGCCGGAGCGGCAGGCCCGCATCCTGCACCTGTGCAACGCTGCCAGGTCCGGGGAGGAGTCTGTGGGGCTGACGGTCCGTGAGGGGCACGAGCAGGGGAAGGATGCTGCGGCGGGGATCATGTACGACTCGTTGGAGGCGTCCGCGCAGGCCGTCCTGTCCGCTGAGGAGGCGCCCCGCGTGGTGGAGGCCGTCCGTGGGGATGCGATCTGGCTGACTCCGGCCCGCGTTGTGCAGGACGTCATGGACCCGTCTACTCCACCGTCGGAGGCGCGGCGTAAGTGGTACAACCAGGTGGTTGCTGCGGAGACGGCTTGGCTGACTCGGCAGGAGTGGGACGCGTGCTGCGACCCCGAGCTGCCTGAGCTGGATCCGGGGGATGAGTGCTGCGTGTTCTTCGATGGTGGCAAGTCTGATGATGCGACGGCGTGTACTGCCGTGCGCGTGTCGGACGGTGCCCCGTTCGTGGTTGGCTTGTGGCAGCGGCCGCCGGACGCGCGGGCTCGTGGGTGGGTTGCCCCCAGGGAGCAGGTGGACGCGACGGTCCGTGATTTCGTGGAGCATCACCGCGTGGTCGGCCTGTGGGCGGACCCGTCGCACGCCCTGGACGATGTGACGATGGAACGGTTCTGGGATGAGATCGTGGACGGGTGGCACCGGGACTACGGCCGCCGGCTGGCTCTGCGCGCATCCCGCGAGCACTCTGTGAACTGGGACATGTCGAATCCGGCGCACCACAAGGCGTTCGTGCGGGCTGTGCAGGCTGTCACGACGGAGGTGCTGGAGGGGCAGCTCGTACACGATGGTGATGCGAGGCTCCGCGCCCACATCCTCCACTGTGTGAGATACCCAACCAAATATGGTGTGTCCATCTCCAAAGAGCATCGCGAGTCCCGCAAGAAGATTGACCTCAGCGTGTGCATGGTCGGTGCTCGTATGATGAGAGCCGAGTACAGGAACTGCCGCACTAGCAGATCGAGGGGCCGCATATGGTGACCAAGGACAAGCCGTGGGAGAAGCTCGCGGACGAGCACTCCACGGAGCGCACCCTGTGCGCGCAGCGGCGCGCCGATGTGGAGCCTCTCGCCGACTCCGCGACCAAGGCGCTCGGGCTCATGGAGGTCGATGGAGGCACCCGCGACCAGCAGAAGCGGCGGCTCCGTCAACTCAGCGTCGGCCCCGTCCTGAACCTCCTCGTAGACACGCTCTCCCGTTCCCTGATCTGCGACGGCGTGTCCCGGTCCGGCCTGACCGGCGATGCCGAGCCCGCCGGCGACCAGGAGACCCTGCGCACCATGTGGGAGCCGTGGGAGTACGCCGGCCTGCCGACACGCCAGACCGCCCTCTACCGTGAGGCGATCATCGACGGCGCCTCCTACGCGGCCGTCCTACCCGGCAGTCCGCAGCCCCGCATCCTGCTGCTCCCCGCCTCTCTGATCGCCCTCGACTGGGGCGGCGACCCGACCGCGGAGTGGCCCGTGGCGGCCGCTCTCCTCCGCGACGATGGCGTCCCCTGGCTGTACCTCACTAGCACGGAGGCGACCGATGCCGCTTCCGAGGAGGTGACCGTCTCGCATCCGGCCGGCGTGTGCCCTGTGGTTCGGTTCGCCCCGTACGCAGACTTGAGCGGCAGGTGCGCGTCCCTCATCGACCGGCTGCGCCCCGCCGCGCGCCGGTACGTGAAAACTGTCAACGACCGGCTGAGTATTCAGCACTCCAACTCGTGGCGAGTTCGAACCGCAACCGGCCTGGATGACCCTGGGGACGCGTCCCAGCGAGAGCAGCAGAAGGCGCTCCTCGCCCACGGCGACATTCTGACCGGCGGCGACGGCGTCCAGTTCGGCTCCTTACCGGAGACGACCATGTCGTCCATCCTTGAGGCGGAGCGGGGCGACCTGACTAACCTGGCTGCTCTGGCGTCGGTGCCGGCGTGGTCCCTGTCGTCGTCGCAGCTCGTAAACTTGTCCGCGGACGCCCTCGCTGAGGCCAAGTCCGCAGAGCGCGGGCACGTGCAGTCATTGCAGCGGGCATTCGGGCGCAGCATCGCCTCCCTACTGCGGCTCGCTCAGGCGCAGGCCGGGCGGACGGACCTGGCCGGCGACTACGCGTTGCGCATCGACTGGCGCGACACTGAGGCCCGGTCCCTGTCGCAGGCTGCGGACGCCCTCGGGAAGCTGACCCAGTCGCTGGGTGTGCCGCCGGAGCTGCTGTGGCAGCGTATCCCCGGCGTGTCGCCGCAGGAGGCCGAGGAGTGGCGGTCCTGGGCGGAGGCGCACCCGGACGCGCTGACCCAGTATGCGCAGGCCCTGGCGCCGCAGGCGGGCGAGGGCGCGGACAACCCGCTGAAGGCCTGACGTGGCCCTGTCGTGGGGTGCGGCTGCGGTCACCCGTCAGCATCAGCGGGCGATGCGTCCCCTGGCTGCTGCGATCGGCGATGCGGCTGCGGAGGATGTGGGTCTCCTTGCTGGTGGTGGCAGCGCGGCTGAGGGGGCGTTCATGGAGGCCGCCTTGCGCAGGCAAGGACGTGCAGCGGCCGTGGTAGACGCCGAGACCGGCGGGTATCTAGGGCGGTATCGGTCCGCGTCGGGGCTGCACATTGTGCAGGACCTCACGGGCACAGCCATGGAAGCCCGCGAAGTGAAAATGCTCACTCTCTCGGGGCCGGTGACGCGGCGTGTCGCCCTTCGGCAGGGCGCCTCCGAGGAGGAAGCCCTCGCCCTCGCTCGGCAGCGAGTCCGCGCCGGCGCCGCCAAGGCCGCCTACGACCGGGACCGGCTCTCCGTCATCCGCTCCGCACGCAAGTCCCGCCTCCGCGCGCGCCGCGTCATCGTCGGCAAGACCTGCACGTTCTGCTCCATGCTTGCCGCCCGCGGGCCCGTCTACACCCCCGAGACCGCAGCTTTTCAGGCGCACCCGCACTGCGACTGCACCTACGAGATCAGTGACCAGACCCCGAAAGCCTGGCGCAGTGGGCAGGCCACTCCCCACGAGGAGGAGATCTGCGACGCCTACGAGGCTGCCGCCAAGAGTGTCCCGCAGAACCTGTCCGGGAAGGAGCGGCAGCGTGAGATCATGATGGCGATGAGGCGGCAGTCTCCCTCCCTGTTCACGGACGGCGTGACCGGGTGAGGCGATACACTGTCCGCGTGAGTAGCGCCCCAACCTCAGGACGGAGACGGGATGAAAAAGAACGAGAACAAGGATGACGGCGATGCTGTCTCCGCTGACCGCGCCGCTGAGCCGGCCGAGCCGGCCGAGCCGGCCGAGCCCGCCGAGCCTGCCGAGCCCGCTGAGCCTGCCGAGGACCCGCTGACGGCCGCCCTCGCTCGGGCCGAGGCCGCCGAGAAGGCCCTCGCTGACGCGCAGGCCAAGCAGGCAGCCGTCGCCGCCGCCGCCAAGGCCGGGCTCCCTGCCGCACTCACCAAATTCCTCGCTGCCGTCGCCCCCGAGCAGATGGAATCCGCCGCGACCGAGCTCAAGGGCTACGTCGCCGGCCAGCCCAACCCGCTCACCCGCAACGAGCCCACGCCGCACGCCGCCACCAGCGACGACAGCAACCTGGACGCCATCGGCGCCCGCCTCTTCCGCAAGTGACCGACTGAAAGGTACAGCCGATGGCTAACTTCCAGACCCCCGCGGTCAAGGTGGCCCAGTCCACCGTCGCCGCGCTCCGCTACCTCAGCGTCCTCCCCAGGACCATCAACCGGGACGCCGAGTCCGCCTACGCGGCCGGCTACGGCACCACCGTCAACGTGCCCCTCCCCGTCAAGGCGACCGCCAGCGAGCTCTCCAAGAGCCAGCGAGCCGGGCGCACTGCGATCACCTACAGCGACCTGACCCGCGCGTACGTGCCCGTCAACCTCGACACCCAGGTCTACTCCGCCGCCCGCCTCCCCAGTGACTGGCAGACCTGGACCCTCCAGGACTTCGAGACCGAGGTCGCCAAGCCCGAGGCCGAGGCCGTCGTGGACACCCTGCCGAAGAAGATCGCCGCCCTCATGGACGCGGTCGAGGCTCCCCAGAACTCGGACCCGAACGCCGCGACCGTCCCCACCAGCAACGCGAAGGCCACCAAGATCAACGCCGACGGGTCCAACCTGTTCGCGGTCCTGTCCCGCCTCCGCCGCGTCCTCAACAAGAACGAGGTCCCGTTCGGCGACCGGTACCTCGCTGTCGGCCCCGCCGTCGGCGAGATCATCCAGTCCAACAAGGACGTCCTCAACGCGGCGTTCTCCGCCGACAGCGGTGGCGCTCTGCATGAGGCGACTCTAGGTAAGCTGTTCGGCATGACCGTCGTGGAGGACCCGCGCCTCCCCGAGGCGAAGGCTGTCGCCTACCACCGGGATGCTTTCACCATGGCGATGCGCGCCGCTGACGTGCCGCTCGGCGCCAGCTTCGGCGCTGCTCGCGCGGACGACGGTTTCGCCCTGCGCCTCATCTGCGACTACGACCCGGACCACACTGAGGACCGCGCTGTCGTGGACGCCTACGTCGGTGTCGCTGTGATGGACGCCGCCCGCGCCGTCGCCGTGCAGATCGGCTGACAGTCCATGGCGAGCGAGCCGCTCGCCCCGGTCGCCCTCCTCTCTGACTGGCTCGGTGAGCCGATCACCGAGGAGGGCGACGTCAGTAGGGCGAAGATGCTGCTCCGCCGCGCCTCCACCATCGTTATCGAGGAGGCCGGCCGGATCTCCCACCCCTGGACGCCGGCGGACGTGCCGGACGGCGTCCAGCAGATCGTCCTGTCCTGCGCAGCCCGCGGCTACACGAACCCTGAGTCGTGGAACTACGAGCGGTTAGACGACTGGATGGGCGGCGGCCGCCCAGTCCCGGAGGATGGCCTGTACCTGACGCCGACAGAGAAGCGCAGTCTAGCCCTGTACGCGGATACTTCCAGGCCGCGGGGCATCGGGATCATGCGGACCGAGCGGGACGTGTGGCCCCCCGTGGCCGCGGACGACGGGTGGGTGGAGTACATCCGGAGGAACTCGCCGTGAGCCGCCCGCACATGAGGCGCAGGCGGGCGGAGTGGTTGATGACGGACACGTGCGTCATCGACCGGCCGACCGGCTCCTACAACTGGAACCCGCAGACCGGGCACGACGAGCCGACCACTGAGCGCGTCTACGAGGGGAAGTGCAGGCTCCGGCAGCAGACGATGTACGGGTCCGACCAGACGAACGGCGGGCACACGTACACGGTGCAGCAGACCGAGCTGCACCTCCCGTGGGGGGGCGGCTACTCCCCGAAGATCAACGACGTGGCTACCGTAACCGGGTGGCGGTACCCGTTCCGGGTGCGCGGCCTGATCAACCAGACCCATGCGACCGCCCGGCGGATGCTTGTGGACGCGGTGACCGCCTGATGGCCTCGTGGGACACGACGCAGCTCGCCCAGCTCGCCCAGAGCTTCATGGACGCTGGGGAGCGGACGGCCGCCGTGCGCGTGGGCGTGCAGAACGCCCTCGAGCAGGCGAAGGGCCGTGCTCGTGAGGCGTACCAGCAACACCCGGACAAGGGATTCAGGGCGGTCGGTTCCACGTACACGTTCAGCACTCGCGGCGCGGACGCGGTCGTGGAAGCCGAGTTTGGCCCTGAGAAGCCACGCGGTGCGCTCGCTAACATCACGATTTGGGGCACTTCCAAGGGTGGCGGTGGCATGCCTCACCCTGTTGAGTTCATGGACCAGCATGTCCTGGACGAGATCGGCGACACCCTCGACGAGATAGTTAGGAGTCTGGCATGATCCGTATGGCGCCGTTCGTGTCCGCGATGGAGCGGCTCTGCCAGGAGAACCTCCGCTACGAGGTGTACCTCGGGGAGGTCACCGTGGAGCGGCCGCCGACACCGTATGTCCTCGTTAAGCTGCCCCCGATCAACATGGGCAACGGGGAGTGCCTCGACGGAGAGCTCCGCGAACTGTCCTACCTCCAGCCGATCACCATGGTCGCCGCGACCGCCGACCGGCTCCTCACCGTCGTAGACGACGTCCGCCGCGGCCTCGAGGGGCAGCAGTTGCAGACCGGCAGCAACTACTGCGAGCCGCTCCGCCTGGAGTACTGCTCCGGCCTGCTCCGCGACGACCAGGTCACGATCCCCGAGGTGGGGCACCCGTTCTACGGGGTTGACATGTGGCGGGTCCGCGCCGTCCGCCACTTCCACTGAGATACACTGCACTGGTACATGTACGACGCCGGCCGGGTGGTCGGCAGAGAGGAGAGCCTCATGGCTGGCTCCATCCGGACCCTCGGCGACGGGCGCATCACCCTGGTCGCCCTCGGTATCGACGGCGCCCCGGTTGCCAACAAGAAGCACCCGACCGCGGCAGAGCTCAACAAAGGCTTGCGTTTCGAGATGTCTGTCATGAAGTCGGACTACAAGCTCGGCTCGAAGGGCAGCACCAGTGTCGAGGAGCCCGTCCTTGGGGCGGCGGGTAAGGGCACCGTCCCCGGCCCGGCCGAGTACGAGGGGCAGGTCAGCGTCTACTGGTTCTTCGACGAGGACGGCCAGAAGGTCACCGGTGGTGACAACCGCGTCTGGGAGCTCCTGTCGAGTACGGGCCGCGAGTTCGAGCTGTACGAGCGCGAGGGCAAGAAGCCCGACATGCCGTTCGTTGACGGCGACGACGTGGACTGGTACCACGTGGCGCCCGGCCAGCCGCAGAAGCCCGACGACCGGACCACGTACACGAAGCGCACTGTGTCTTTGTTCATCTCCGACGCCCTGGAGAACGAGATCACTCTGGGCGCGGGCACTGCTGCGTCGAAGCCGACTGTGACGAAGATCGCTCCGCCCAGCATGAAGGCCGGCGATTCGGTCATCATCACGGGCACGAACTTCGTGAACGTCACCAGGGTCACCTGTACTGTGAGCGGCCAGAAGGAGGCCGACGTCGCATTGTTCAAGCCCCTGTCGCCGACCTCGATCGCCGCTACCCTCCCCGCGGGGATCATCACCGGCAACTTCATCGTGTACACGCGCAAGGGCCACAGTGACGGCATCACGTACACGGTGGGCACCTGATACACTCGTGCCCGTAACCGGGGCCCGGGACTACGGTAGTCCCGGGCCCCTTACAACGTCTAGAGGGAGGACCCCCAAATGGCCGACGAGTTCCGTGACGCGACCCCCGATGGCGCGACTGAGCCGGAGGGCTTCGACCTGGCGTCGTGGATCGCCGGGTTCCAGCCGACCCGGAAGGCGTGCATCCTGTATGGGCGCACCGACTTGATGGCGACCATCGACCGGCTGAACGAGGAGGCGTCCCTCCCGGGGCTCCCGGAGGGACGTAAGCAGGAGATCCTCGCGGAGGCCGAGCAGGCACTCGCCACGCTCAAGGAGTCCGGCGTGGAGTTCGTCGTGCAGACGATGGACGTGCACCGGCAGAAGGCTCTCCTCGAGGAGCTCGGCCACGAGAAGGGCGAGACGGTCACCCATGAGATGGAGTGCGCGTTCATCGCCGCCCACATCGTGGAGCCGGAGGGCGTGACCGGGAAGGACATCGAGGCCCTGTACGCGGCGTCGTCCCAGCAGGTGGAGAAGCTGTCCCGGTGCATCCGGAAGGTGGACACCGTGGAGCCGACCATCACGGCCCCTTTCTCGTCCGCGTCCTGAGAGCCCCGTCGGGACGCTGGCTGTCGCAGCTCGTGAAGCGGGCCCTGGAGTGGGGGCGCCCGCCGACCGGCTTGGTGCGCCGCTCCTCCGAGTGGATCGACCAGGACTACATCCTGGCTGAGGCGTGGTCCGCGTATCAGCAGTCGTTATGTCCGTGCGGGTGCGGGTTCCCCCGCGACCAGGCGTGGGATGACACCATGGACGGCTGGTTCGAGGCCCGGGAGACAGTCTGCTACGCGAAGGCCGCGAAAGAGCGGTGGGAGAAAGATCACAGCGAGCGGAACAAGTCGGGAGACCTGGTCTCCCCGCCCCGGGAGGGGTCGCTCGTGTACGTAGTGGACTCCAGCGAGGCTGAGTGAGACTGTAAACTCGTTGTCAGTAGTAGGAGAGGGGCTGTATCTTGGCTGATAGAACTGTCCTGGTTAAGCTGACGGCTGACGCGTCCGGCGTGAAGTCGGGGATGCGTGAGGCGGCGGACGCTACCCGCAGCACCCAGGACGCGATGAAGTCGGCTGGGGATGCTGCCCAGCAGGCCGCCTCTCAGATGAATCAGGCGTCCGCGCAGGGGAAGTCAGGTCTGGCCGGCTTGGCTGACTCGGCCCGTCAGAACGGGGCGGCCTGGACGACGGTCGGTACTGCGGTCGCTGGCGTGGGTGCGGGGCTGCTCGGGTTCGCCGGTAGTGCGGCGAAGACCGCCGCGGACTTCGATGCCGCGATGTCTAGCGTGCAGGCTGCGACGCATGCGTCCGGCGATGAGATGTCGCAGCTGCGGGAGGCTGCGATCCAGGCGGGTGCGGACACTGCGTTCTCCGCGACTGAGGCCGCCGCCGGCATCGAGGAGCTCGCCAAGGCCGGCGTTTCTACCAGTGACATTCTTCATGGCGGCCTGACCGGGGCGCTGGACTTGGCGGCCGCGGGCGAGGTATCCGTCGCGGAGGCCGCAGAGACCGCGGCCACGGCGATGACCCAGTTCGGCCTGGGTGGGGACCAGGTGACGCATGTCGCAGACCTACTTGCTGCGGGGGCCGGCAAGGCGCAGGGCGGTGTCCATGACTTGGCGTACGCCCTGAAGCAGTCGGGCTTGGTTGCCAGTCAGATGGGCCTCAGCATCGAGGACACGACTGGCGCCTTGGGGGCGTTCGCGTCCGCCGGGCTGATCGGTTCCGACGCAGGCACCTCCTTCAAGACAATGCTCCAGCGCCTTCAGAACCCTTCGACGAAGGCCGCGCAGACGATGAAGGACATCGGCCTGAACGTCTACGACGCCAACGGCAGCTTCATCGCCATCACTGCGCCCGCCCAGCAGCTGAAGGACGGCCTGTCCAGCCTGTCGGAGGAGCAGCGGAGCCAGGCGATGGCGACGATCTTCGGGTCGGACGCCATCCGTGCCGCGAACGTCCTCTACAACGAGGGCGGGGAGGGTATCCAGGACTGGATCGACAAGGTTAACGACGCCGGGTACGCTGCGGAGACTGCCCGCCTGAAGCAGGACAACCTGAAGGGCGACCTGGAGAAGTTGGGCGGGTCGTGGGAGACCGCGATGATCAAGATCGGCGCGTCGTCTGAGGGGCCGCTCCGGTCGGTGGTGCAGACGATCACGTCGGTGGTGGACAAGCTGGGCGACTTGTCCCCTGGGGCGCAGACCGCTGTGCTCGGTATCACGGCTGTGGGCGGCGCTGCGCTGACTGCGGTCGGCGGGATGATGGTGCTCGCCCCGAAAATCATCGAGATCCGTGACGCAATGAACACGCTCGGCTGGACCAGTGGGAACGCGGTCGCGGGCATCAAGAACCTGGCGACGGGCACGGGCGCAATGGCCCGGGCTGGGCGGATGCTTGCCATGGGGGCCCTGATCGCGGGTATCAGCGAGTACGGCAACAAGACGTCGGACGCGGCAGTGTCCGTTGACGAGATGGCGTCCGCCCTGAAGAATGGTGGCTCGGCTCTCGACCGGCTGAACTTCGACACGGCGAGCAAGTCCGCGGACGAGTTCGGCGTGATGCTCGCTGACATCAGTCGCCCGTCCACGTGGGCCGGCCTGGAGATGGGGACCGCCCACTTCCTTGACGGGATCACGGCGGCGTTCGGTGCGGACACTCGGTCCGAGGTGCAGCAGCTGAAAGACACGTTGGAGTCCACCGGCAAGGCGCTGGCGTCCATGTCTACGGATGAGGCTACCGCTCAGTTCAAGAAGCTGTCCAATGAGCTGACGGATGGGTCGCGGCGCAGCATGATCGACCTGATCAATGACATGCCGGAGTTCAAGGCTCACTTGGATGCGGTCGCGAATCAGATGGGGCTGACGGCGGACGACTCTACGCGCCTGGCCCTGGCGCTGGGGCAGATCGACCCGAACGCGAACCAGTCAGCGGATAGCACGGACAGGCTGGACCAGGCGATCCGGAAGGCGAAGGAGGGGTCGGACCAGGCGGCTCCCTCGATCGAGGAGGTCGTGAAGGCCATCCACGACTTCGGCGAGGCGGCGATCGGCGCGTCCGACGCGGACATCAAGTACCAGGAGGCGCTGAAGAATGTTAACGACGCGATCGCGGAGAACGGCCAGAACCTGGATATCACGACTGAGGCTGGGCGGAGGAACCAATCGGCGTTGAATGATCTGGCTAGCGCCACCTTGGCGCAGGTGCAGGCTGGCGCTGCCGCGGGGGAGACGCAGGACACACTCCAGACGAAGATGCAGACCGGCAGGGACGCGTTCATCCAGGCTGCCGAGGCGATGGGTATGACCGAGGATGAGGCAACCCAGCTGGCCGACTCGTATGGGCTAATCCCCGAGAAGGTTTCCACTGAGGTGACCGCGGACACACAGCCTGCGCTGGAGAATGCCGACGGAGCGAAAGCGAAGATCGAGGGGATGACCGGGTATATCTCGGTGGACGGGGACACGTCGAAGGTTGACTACTCGCTGGCTGTGACCGCCGACTCGATCAACGGGACGACCGGGTACGTGGAGATCGACGCGAACAACGACCGCGGGCTCGAGGGTCTCCAGTCTACGGTGCAAACCATCGACAACGCCGACGGGACCGTTTCTATCCTGGGTGACGCGACGGGCGCTCGGTGGGAGAAGGACACGGTCAAGACCCAGATCGACGACACGACCGGTGAGGTGACGATCTCCGGCAGGGATGAGGCGTCCGGCCAGTTGCGGACTGTGAAGTTCAACATGGATCAGATTCAGTCCAAGACCGTCTCTGTCACCGTGAAGATTAAACAGTTCTTCGAGGAGTATGGTCGGCGATTGATCCAGAACCCGTTCGGGTTTGGCATTTTCGCTGATGGTGGTGCCGTGTCCGCGTACGCGGATGGTGGGGGCGTGTCCCGGTTGGCTGGTGGTGGCCGCCCCGGCGGCGCAGTGTACGGCCCCGGCGGCCCTCGGGAGGACCGCGTCCCGGCTCTCCTGTCCCACGGGGAGCATGTGCTCACGGCCGCTGAGGTGGCGGCCTTGGGCGGCCAGCAGGGGGCGTACCGGCTGAGGAGGATGATTCGTGAGGGCATCGTCGGAGGTTTCACGGATCCGGCTCGGTATGCGGACGGCGGGGCGATCACGTCCGGGACGGCGACGCTCGGCGCCGGCGACCGGGTGACTCCGAGGATGCTGCGCAAGGCGTTGGATGGAGTCAACGTGGAGCTGACCGTGGACGGGCAGACTACTCTGACGTCGAGGATGCGGACGATCGCGGACGCGTCCACTGTGACGGCGTACAGGATGAGCAGGTGACCGATGGCTAGGACGATGAGGGGCTTCACTGCGAGGCACACCGGCATGCTGACCGTCCGGCCGGTCCCCGCACCGGAGGGCGTGTTCTCCAACCCGGTGAACGCGTCGTCCGACAACGAGCGGCTGCTCGTCTGGAAGCCGACGGGTGATGCTGTCAGTGACCCGCTGGCGCCGATCGGTGTGCCGGTCACGTACACGCAGTACGGGTACCCGCCGGTGACACTGGTCCGCCGGTCGGTCGGGTCGGACATCATCAGCACGGCGGACGGGCACACGCAGGCCCGCGTGCAGCTCACCGCCGCTGGCGCGGTCGAGTACGACGGCGGCCTGACGACGATCGAGTCTACGACCGGGGTGATGGACCGGTGGGCTGCTGCCCCGAAGCCGCGGGCAACGACGATCGAGTGCCGGACGCGAACATTGGAGGACTTCCGGACGCTGCGGGCCATGTGCGAGGAGGCCCGCTACCTGATCGTGGCTCATGACCAGGATGCGTGCACGATCCCCGGGTGCACGGTGGAGCCGATCCGCGTGGTAGCGCTGTCGAAGGCGAAAGCGGAGCAGACGGAGTCGCGGCTGCGGGGGACGGCGGACTGGACACTGACGGTGACGGAGCGCCCCAAGTCGGCGCTGCACGGCCGCCGCGAGGACACGGGTGTCCCGTGTGTCACGTGGGGCGAGTGGCTCCAGTTTGAGGCTGACTGGGCTGCCGGGAGGATCCCCGGCACGGGTCTCTCCTACTGGTGGGGCGCCCCGGGTGGGGCTGACGACGCGGCCATCGGCTCTGAGGCTTCCGGTATGACACCCGATGGCCGCCCGGTTCGGTGGGCCCAGGGGCGCAATATCCACGCACCCCTGGGGAAGTACGGGTTCCGAAAGGCTGTGGGCGGGCACACGATGACGGGGACCGTGTGGGTGCGGGGCCGTAACGGCGCCGCCCTGAACGCGGCCCGCGTTCACTTGCAGCTCGTGGTGGCCGACGGGCCCACGGCCGCCGCCGACAGAAACTTCTCCGCGGGTGTCATGGCCCGCGACACTGCGCCGGATGCCGCTGGCTGGTACAAGCTGGTCGCGTCCGGGATCCCCATCCCCGTGGCACGCCCGTACGCCACGCCAGCGATCGTCAACGAGGGAGAAGAACCGCTCGAGTTCGGGGGCCTCACCGTGTCCGACGACCAGCAGAACGAGGGGAAGTCGCTGGCGACCCGCTCCTACGACGACGTGTGCCGCCTCCTTGCCGGCATGCCGGGAGACGACTGATGCGCCCCGGGCCGACGCTGGAGGAGCTGTCCCGCCCGCTCCGGTGGAGCATGCGCATGGACATCAAGTACGGGACGGAGTGGGTGCGCGACGTGCCCTGTTCCGGCTGTTCCCTCGACTGGGGTGAGCTCACGCACAGTGGCACGTCAGCTTCGGCGCCCGCCCAGCTGCGCATCGGCGTGCCGAACGAATGGGCCCCCCAATGGGAGGGCGCCTACTACGCGGCGTACGGGCAGAAAGCCTGCCCGACCGTGATCCTGTCGGACGAGGAGGGGCACAAGTGGGAGTTCCCGTACGGGCACTTCCGGATCGTGGAGCCGTCGCAGACCCCGGAGTCGTCGCCGGTGACCGCGAAAGATCTGCTGCACGACCTGGTCGAGAATCCGCTGCCGTGGCCCCATTCCCCGAACTTGGGGGGGACGCTGCGGACGGAGATGCAGCGGCTGAACCCGAACTGGGAGACGACTGGGGTGCGCGTGCCGGCGTCCAGGGGCGGCTACCAGATCCCCTCCACGTTGCAGCTGCCGACAGACCGCCTTGTGTCCATGATGGAGATCGCGAAAGCCGCGGGCTGCGGGCTGCGCATGTCTTGGCGCGGCGAGATCGAGGCGTACCCGCTGCCCACCCCGGGTTCCGCCGCGGGCGAGTACTACTCGTGGGACTCGGGATTCGTTGTGGCGGCCGTCCCCGCGGAGGCCCCGTCCGGGCGCATCCCGAACCAGTACAACGTCCTCGCGAAGGGCAACGGGAAGCGGAGCTTCTCTCTAGTGCAGGGGAAGGGGTACACGGAGTCGCTGAAGACCGACGAGAAGACCTCCGAGGTTGACATGGCGATCAACAACCGGTTCCTGGAGAAGCAGAGGGTGTTTCCCTCTCTTCCGAGACAGGAGTTCGAGCATCAGGAGGGGCTGACCTACAACTGGGGCCGGTACCTGTGGACGCCGTGGAAGCGGCCCGAGGGCGGGTCGAAGAAGGACGGATGGGAGACGGACTACTCGTTTGACTTCTGGGTGCGGATGCAGTACTGGGGCGGCTGGTACAACCCCCGCACCTACGGACGTGTGACGAAGAATACTGACCTGTCGTCGGATAAGTCGTGGTCCAAGGTGGTAGAGGAGGCGAACCACTGGGCGAAGTTCGGCAGGGACCGGACCCGCACGTGGCGGATCCAGCTGGCCCCCGACCCGAGGCTGGAGATCGGCGATGTCATCGCCGTGGAGCACAAACCGGGCCATTGGTGCGTCGTCACGATCCTCTCAATGAGCCTCGACCTGATGAAACCCGGCGAGGCGATGACGATCACCGGCGCGGAGCTTCGCCGGTCGTGATGAGATACTGACCCCATGGTTGATCCCTCCAGCGCCGGCAGTCTGTACCTGGATGTGCGGGAGGCTGCTCAGGACCGGGCGGCCTCCGACGTGACCGTCCACTGGGTGCGCGCCCAGGTTGTTGACACGCCTTCCACGGACCCGACTCTCCCTGAGGGGTGGGTGCGTGTCGGCATACCGTACGAGGAGCCGCGCGACTACCTGGTCGGAGAGACGCCCGGCATTTACACGTGGAAGGGTGCCGCGGTCATCGTCAAGATGCACTCCGACGGGACGCTCCTGTCCATCAGCGATGGGCAGGACGAGCCGGGGGATGAGAGGACGTCGGTGGAGCGTCTAGGCCCGGCCGGGCGGGAGCTGGCGCGTGCGATGGACGATGCTGTGAGGGCGCAGAAGGCTGCGAAGGAGGTCGAGGGGCGGGCTGACGCGGCGGCGAAGGACGCGCAGGCCGCCGGCAGGGACGCCCGGGACGCGAAGGCGAACGCGGAGAAGGCCCTGGCGAAAGCGACCACGGTGGAGGGCGCTGCGAGCGACCTGTCGTCGAAGGTGGCCGACGCGCAGAAGGCCGCCCAGCAGGCCCAGTCGGGTGTGGGTGCGGCCCAGCAGGCCGCCCAGGAGGCGAAGGACAAGGCGCAGGCAGCCCTGGACGCGGTCAAGAAGAGCGGCGACAACGCTGCCGCCCTTGCTGCGGCGAACGAGGCGAAACAGGCTGCGGAGGCCGCGAAGACGCTGGCAGTTGCGGCGGACAAGCTCGCCCAGGACGCGAAGACGGCAGCCCAGGACGCGGCGACGAAAGCCCAGAGTGCGGACACGGTGGCGAAGCGGGCCGAGGCGTCAGCGGCTGCCGTGAAGTCTGCGGCCGACTCTGCTGCGTCTGCGGCGGCGCAGGCCCAGGCGAAGGCCCAGGCGGCGACCGCCCAGTACGACACGCTGAAGGCGACTGTGACGGCGAACTCGACCGAGCTGGCGAAAGCAAAGTCGGCTGCGGATGAGGCGCAGCGCCAGGCGTCCGCGGCGAAGTCTGCTGCGGACGCGGCGGCAGCGGACGCCCTGGGGGCCCGGCAGGCCGCGGATGCGGCGTCTGCGAAGGCGTCTACTCTGGCCGGCCAGGTGACGGTGGCGCATGCCGCCCCGACGGCGGGCGACGGCGCCGGAAAGCCGAAGGGGGCCGTCTGGTTTGTCCAGGACGGAAACGGGCGGCTGACCTCCCAGTACACGTGGGACGGGGCCGCCTGGTCCCCGATGCCCGTGTCCGGGAGTGCCCTGGCGCCGCAGACGATCACGTCGGCGCAGATAGGTAGGGCAGCGATCGGGGAGGCGCAGATCGCGGACGCGTCGATCACTGACGCGAAGATCGGCGGACTGTCTGTGAGCAAGCTCATGGTGACTGGTGGGGCGAAGATGCCCCGCGCCGTGATCGACACCATACTATCCGACCAGGCGTTCATCAAGGCTCTCACTGCGAGCTCGGTCACAGTGGACCCGGAGAACATGATCCAGGACCCGGGGCTGACCGGCCGGGATGTATGGTCCCTGGCCGCCGGCGGCGGCGCAACCGCGGCGTTCGTGTCCGACCTCCCGGCCCCGCCGGGGGGCACTCCGCAGGGCGTCCGCATGCGGGCGGGCGCGGGTCAGGTCGTGCTCACGCAGGCGCTGTCCCTGCCGGCAGGGAAACGGTGGACGCTGCGCCTCGCCTACCGGTACGCGGCCGGCAGTAAAGGCGGCCTGACGGTCAAGCTCGCCGACGCCGAGGTCTGCAATCCGCCGTACACGGACGATGCGTGGAAGACGGGGGAGTGGGTGTGGGAGCCGGCGAAGAGCGTCGCTGCGACGCAACTGACGATCACCGCCGCGGCGGGGACGACGGTGGAGCTACACTCGCTGAGCCTGACCGAGCAGGTTGGGACGACCCGCCTCGCACCCGGGTCTGTGACCGCGGACTGCATCTACGCGTCCAAGGAGATGTGGGCGAAGATGGCGGCGTTCGGGTCCGTGACCACGGAGATGCTGACCGCCGGCAACGCAACCATTTCGGGGAAGGCTGTCGTCGGCGACCTGGTCGGCAACAACCTGACCGGTGTCACGGTCCGAGGCGGGTCTGTGATGTCGTACTCGGAGTCCGCGGAGTCCCGTAACAAGAAGCTCCAGGGGTACCAGGCGCGGGACGGCTACCCGGACTGGTACAACAAGACGTTTGACCTACGGCAGGCCGTGATCCGCAACACTGGCACGCCCTCCCAGGGGGAGATCAAGCTCACGTCCGCAACGGAAACGGAGTGGGTCGGGTCGTTCTCCACCGACCTTGAGGACTCGTTCTGGTCGGCGGTCGAGGTGACGATCACCTACCCCGACGGGTTCTGCGGGCAGCCTGAGATTGAGTTCGTGGTGGACTCCCCGAACAACGAGTGGCGCCTCGACGTGTGGCACGGCGCGAGCCGCACCTCCCACGCGTTCCTCCAAACCGGCTACCGGAGCGTCCTCCTCCCCCAGCTCACCCCGACGGACACGCAGCGGACGTTTTCGCTCATGTTCCACCCCGGCTACAAGTGCAGCAAGTTCGCGATCCGCCGGCTCAAGTACTACTGGACCGCGCAGATGGACACGACCGAGGCGCGCCTCCAGTCCGGGTCCCTGCTCATCCGGTCGCCCACGGAGAACGACCGACTGAACCTGGGGAAGAGCTTCATGGAAGCCGGCCAAGAGGGGTTCCCCGTCCGGAAACGTCACCTCCTGTCGTCGGTGGCCCCCTGGGCGTTCACCGGCACCGCAACCTACTGGCGAACGCTCACGTGGAGGGACTGGCGATGGGCGACCGGGAACCTCGGCCCGCAGGACACGATCACCTGGGAGGACGACTGCCAGTGGGGGTTCGTTCTCAACGGGCGGGGCCTGCCGTATGCGCAGTGGCCGGGCCTGTACATGGCGTCCGGCCAGTGCCGCATCCAGAACCGCCTGTCGGACGGCAAGTGGGTGACGGTTGAGATGCAGGTCGCCCCGGATGAGGACTGGGACAACGGCTTGTCGGGGTCTGTGTGCCTGGAGCCGGGCGTGACGGCGTCGCTGAACGTGAGTGGCCACCTGTCGTTCCGCCGGAAGCGGACCCTACACTGGAGGTATGCGATTGTCACGCCCGGCGCGTTCACGGGCGGCGGCGACGTGAAGATCGACAAGCCGCGGTTAACGGCGGCGTTCGTGGAGGAGTGACATGTCTACTACCCGCTGGAATGGGGCCGTGGTGCCGACCGGCCAGGACGACTTGCTGGGCGCGTGGGGAAGGTTCGCCGACAGCGTCGGCACGTTCATGCGTGTGGCGTCCCTGTCGGAGGCGCAGGCCCGGCTGAGGTCCGCACCAGCGGGTGTTGTGACGTCGTCCACGCCGGCGGCGTTCCTGATCGGCGGCGTCCTGTACACGGCGGACGGGTCCCGGGACGCCGGCGGGTTCGTGATCCGGCCCGCCTCCGGGTACTCGGGCCTGCTCGTTGACCACTGGGACAAGTCCAACGGCCGGGGCCGGCCCACGAGCGACCACACGACGCACAGGTGGGGGCAGACGCCGTTCAATCTGCCGGTCAAGAGCCTGATCGAGTTCAGCCTAGACGTGTGCGTCAGTATCGTCCACTCGGACTTCGGGTCCGAGGACGAAAAGAACAAGGCGTCCGGCTCCTACTACTTCGGCTTCCTCCTTGACAATATGGGGCAGTGGCAGACCGAGCTCCAATACAATCGAACGTTTATGACACACCACCTGACATGGAAGACCGAGGTGGAGGCGGGTACGCACACGGCCGCGTACACGACGACAGGGTCATACGGAACAGATCCGTTCTGGCACTACGATGGTGGCGTATACCCCGGCACCAGGTTCAGGGTGTTCTCTCTGGGCGCAACAGACTGAGCGAAAGGCGAGACAATGGCGACACTTTCCCCCACGGAGACGCGGGCGGGGCACGTGGACCGACTGGTTGGGTCGGTGTGCGTACCCGCCGGCGCAGGCGACTACAGGGCACTCCTGGCGACGCACCACAAGATCGCGAACCCGGTGTCGCGGGGCACCGCCCACTTGGATGACCCGTCCCAGTACGTGGACATGGACCGGCAGGTGTCGGAGGCCGCTGACCTCGGCCTGCGTTTCGTGATCGACTTGTCGTACATTCGTGACCTCGTGGTTTCGGATGGGGGCCAGTGGCATCTCATGTCCGCAGACGAGTGGCAGGGCCTGTTCTCCACGATCCTTCTGCGGACAGGCCCATACGGCAGGCCGTGGGCACTCGAGCCGACCCTCGACGGGATCGTCCTGGCCCGCGACCCTGACATCCTGACCGGGGCCCGGCCGGCCGGGTCGGTAGACGCGTACATGGAGGCGATGCGCAGGCAGGCGATCGCAGTCCGCCGCCTCGGCTTCGACGGTGCGATCGTGTCCGGCGGCCTCCGATGGCTGACCGCCTCCGGGGGCACCGCCGCGTACGGGGACGCCCTCGCCCAGCTCGCCTCCGCCGAGTGGATCGACATGGTCGCCCTCTCCTACCAGGAGCAGCTGCCCCAGGCCGTGGTGGCGGCGTGCGCCGACATCATCCAGGCGCAGGGCGGTGTCCCCGTGTGCGACGGGGCCGCGTCTGCGCAGCTCGGGAACGCCCCCGGCGCGCTGCGTGCGACCGGCGTCGTCGCGGTCGGGGCCCTGCCGGGTGCGTCTCTGAACGCCGCCCAGTGGGGCACTGTTGTGCAGTCGGTCACCGGGAAGACGGCCGGCGGTGCCGGCGGTGGCGGCGGCGCCCCGGCCCCGGCCGTGTCCGACACCGGGTGGCAGGACGCCGGGAATGGCTTGCAGTACCGGAAGTACGGACCGTTCCTGTCCGTGCGTTCGGCTTCCGAGTGGGCAGTGTGGAACTCGTCCACGTCCGGCGAGCTCCGCGTTTTCGATTTCCCGCCGGCGATCAAGGGCCAGGGCCGCGTGAACATGGCCACATACCCGCTGGTGGCCGCGTCCTACGAGGACGACGGGTCCACCGTGTCCTTGTGGCCGAACGGCACGGTGACCGCCCATGTGAAGAAACCGGGCAACAGGATCTTCCCGACGATGGTCACCATCCAGGGCTGACCTGGGGGCGCCTATCATGGACCCGGATCTGATAGGAGTCGTTGTGGGTGAGATTGATGTGCCCCCCATCCCAGTTGAGGCGTGGGGGGCGATCGGATTGACGGTTGCCGGCTGGGTGGCGTGGATGTTCACCCGGGCGGAGCGGACCGCCGACCGCCGTGTGGATGCCCTGGAGGCTGCGGTCAGGCACCTGACGGAGCGTGTTGATGTCCTGGAGACGGACCGTGAGGAGCTGCTCGAGGAGCGGGCCGTCGCGGAGGAGGAGGCACACCGGTTGAGGCTGCTTGTGTTCCGCCTGGAGGAGTATGCGGAGGCGCTGCTCGCGTGGGGGACTGGCTTGCTACGCCACCTCCCGGAGGCCGCGGATCACCCGGCGCCGCCCGAGCCGCCGGCAGTCCGTGACGTAGGGGCGCCCGCCGGCGACTGACACGGCAGGGGGCTCCTGGGGTGGGGTTACCGGACTCCGAGGATTCCCCACAGGGCCCACGCTCCCAGGGCGCCGATGATGGTGATGCCGGTAACGAGGAGGAGGCTGGTGCCGTAAACGATGGCGGCTGCGAGGAGGCGGGCCAGGATCCTCCCGCGCCTGCGGGGTGCTGCGTGTCGCACGATGGTGTTTTCCTTCCCTGTTCAGTAGACGCGGACGGCGACCCGGTCGCGGCGGTTCTTGGTGATGTAGGCGCCGCTGCGGCTGGTGGCGCCGGGGCCGCGGAGGGTGAGGGTCCACAGGTCGGGTCGGGCGGGCGTCTGCTCGCTGCGCGCGACGATCCAGTCGCTGTTCTCGTGGTGGACGATCTGGCCGACTCCGACGGTCTCGGCGGCGTGGGCGGTGTAGGTGGGGTGGGGCATGAGGGGTTCCTTTCAGCGGATGCGGTTGTGGTGCGCGTCGGCCGCCTGGTCGGTCGCGCTGCCGTACCTGACGGCAGCCTCGGGTCCGCTGTCGGCCGGCAGGGCGAGCCCGGCGAGGAGGGGGTTGGTGTTGCTGTCGGCGACCCGGAGCTGCCCGTGGAGCGCGTGGACGTGCTGGACGAGTGCGACCAGGGTGCTGCTCGGTGTGTCGTGGGCGGGCAGCTGCCCTGCGTCTACGAGCCACTGGCCGGGGGCGACCGTGAGGTGGGCGAGACTGTCCTCGGTGCGGGTGACGCGGGTGAGGTGGTAGGTGCGGGCAGTGACCGTCGTGGCCCCTCCGCCGAGGATGAGGGTGTAATCGCCGCTGGTGTGAGTGATGGTGTCGGTCATTGGGGTTCTCCTTCCTCTCCCCGGGGTGTTGCGGCACCCCGGGGAGATGGGGTCGCAGGTCAGGCGGCCTTGTAGGGGGCGAGGGTGGCGGCGATCTCGGCGTCCATGCCGTCGTCGGTCAGGAGGTCCACGGAGTCCTCGAGCCGCTCGTTGCTCGCGACCAGGTTGAGGAGTGGGGCCTGGTCGCTGTCGGGTTCGCCGATGGCGAGGTCGCGGCCCTGGGCGACGGCCTGGACGAGCTTGATGAGGCCGTACCCGTAGCCGGGGAGGCGGCTGCCGAGGTAGGTGGCGTCGATGATGATGCCATTGGGGTCAAGGACCTTGATGGTGGCGACCTCCTCGCCGGTGTCGGCGGTGGCGGTGTAGGTGGTGGTGGGGACGCCGTGGTAGTCGGTGGGGGTGGCGCTGCTGTCGGCGTATCCGAAGGGGCGGGGCTCGGTGGTCTTGGTGATGTTCATGGTTGGGGGTTCCTTCCTTGGTTGGGCTACTACCCTGTGGACTTGTTGGCTCCATTGTAGGGGGCCGTGCTATGGGGACGCAAGCCGCTTCCGTGTGGTGCACGTCATGTGGATTACCTGTGGATAGGCGGTGGACAACCGGGGCCTCGCCGGTGGATTCGCTGTGGACAACCTAGGCGCCCAATCCGCAGTCCACATGTGCAACCAAGTTATCCACAGCCGCTTGTGGAAGCAGAACTCGCAGCATTCCGCCGGCGCACCAGGTTTTCCACATATCCACAGCCCCCTACTACCCACTACCTAGAGATATCTACGGGGAGTAAGGGGCGAAGCCCCGCTCTTAGGGCCGCGGCGCACAGGCCGGGGGCAGCTCGAGCCGCGAAGCGCCGAGAGCCCGAATGCGGGGACGGCCCTAGCGTCCCCCACCTGAGTACCGGACGGGGGACGCTAGGCCCGGGAAGAGGGCAGAGAGGGGCTCTCAGGCCAGCTCCTCGAGCAGAGCCATCTCCGGGACGCGAGCCAACGTCGTCGTCCCCGTCTTCCCCGCCCTGTTCTTCGCCAGCTCCACCAACAACCTGCGGCGGTCAACCTCCCCGCCCACGATCGGCATGGACAGGAGCGTTACCGTGTCTGCGTCCTGCTCCAGGGAGCCGGACTCGCGCAGGTCCGACATGCGGGGCGGCCGCTCCTCCCCCTCCAGGGCGCGGGACAGCTGCGACAGGACAACCACGGGGATGTCCAGCTGCATCGCCAGACCCTTCAGGGCCCGCGACTGGGCAGTCACCGTCTCGCGAAGGCTCCGGCGGCTGTCAGACGCCTCGATCAGCTGCATGTGATCGACGATAAGGAGGCCGCACTCGCCCCGGTGGTGGGCGGCCCTGGCCCCGGCGGCGATCGCCTCCACAGACTGCGACGCCTCGTCCGTGATCGTGATGGGCAGGGAGCGGAGAGCACGGATCGTGTCAGCGAGGAGGGGTCGCACGTGCCCATCGGCCAGCTGCCTGCCGGCGATCGTGTCCAGGGGCAGCCTCCCGGCCTGCGCGATGAGGCGGGGGGCGAGCTCCCGAGCAGTCATCTCCAGGGACACGTACCGGACCGGGACGCCGCCGGCGGCGGCTCCACGAGCCAGCATCAGCGCGTACAGAGTTTTCCCGACTGCCGGGCGGGCGCCGACGATATGCAGGCCTCCTGCCCGGAGCGCCCCGACGATCTCGTTGTACGAGTACCAGGGTGTGCCCACTCCCCGGCCGCCGTCGTCCTCCCACCACGCCCGGAGCGCGTCGCCCACACGGACGGTCCGCGGTTCCTGGGTCGCAGAGGGCAGCTCGGCGCAGAGGGCGGCGACCTCCTCGGTGGGAGTGTCCCCGTCGAGGAGCTGTCCCATTCGGAGCAGGTGGCTGCGGAGGCGCTCCCGGTCGTGGGCCTCGAGGAGCCGGCGGGCGAGGTAGTCGGCCTCCGCCGGGTTCACGGACGCGTGGAGGCAGTCGAGGATGAGGGAGGCCCGGTCGGGGGCAGCGGACCGCAGGGCCTCGGGCGTGGGCTGCCGGCCGGCGTCCCAGGCCTCACGGATGAGGGACCATAGGGCGTCGCAGCCGGGGGGCAGCATGGCCGGGGAGACGAGCGACGTAGCCGCGGTCTCCTCCGCACCGGCCAGGACGGAGCCGATGAGGGCATGAGCTGTTGGGGTCTCCATGGGGTCCGTCCTGGTGTCAGCTGAGGTGGAGGGCGATGTCGTAGTCGGTCGCCGCGATCCACTCGGCGGCCGCCTGGTATCGGGCGTCCCGGGCTCGCCGATCCCTCTCCGCGAGCGCGGCCTCGGTCAAGGCTCCCGAGTACAGGACCTCCTGGTTCTCCGCGTCCCAGGCGTCCTCTGCGGCTCTCTCGGCGCGGGACATGGCGACCTGGGCGTCGCCGGGTAGGTCACGGAGGATGTGGCCGGTGAGTTCCACTACGCCCCCGTTGGGGAGGAGTTCCTCCCAGGCGTGATTCTTCAGCCAGTTGCGGGCCAGGGTGATGTACCGCTCCTGAGTGTTACGGCGTTTGCACTGGGCGGCGTAGGCCTTCGCGGCGCGGATGAGAGTGTCGGCCTTGGCGTGGCGGCGGGCCTCCGCCCACTGGCCGGGGAGGGCGGAGCCGCGCGGGTAGGCGGCGTTGAACTCGGCGAGCTTCGCCTTCTCTGCCCGCTCCTCCTTGATCTCGGCTTCCTGACGGGCGATGCGCTTCTTGGACTGCTCGGCGATGACATCCTCAGTGACGCGGCTGGGAACAGGGGTGAGGGGCTTGGTCTCGGTCGCGTCGTCCAGATCGGCTGCGGCAGGGGCCGGCTTGTAACCGGCGTACCAGCCGGCGGGCACGCCAGCGCAGGCAAGCCCCTCCGGGGTGAGGACGGCAGAAAGATTGATGGAGTAGAAGTTGACGCCCCCGGCAGCTCCGTTCCAGGTGCGGACCACGCCCGCTTCCTTGAGGCGGCGCAGGGACTCGCAGAAGGTGCGCCTCCCCATGCCTGCCCGATCGGCCAGGACTTGGAGGCTCGGCCGGATGGACGGACAGTTCCAGAAGGTGACCAGGCCCTTGAGGGCGTCGATGTCAGTGCGGTTGAGGGGAGTATCGTCACGGCGCATCTCAGGGACGGACAGTACGCCTAGGGGGAGGAAGTTGTAGGAGGTCATGGCTTGCCTTTCTGCCAGGGCTTCCGTCTGTGGACTGCGCGCCCCCCGGCCCGGCAGAAGGAAGCGAAGATCCGAGCCGGGGAGCATTCCGTCGGGAGTCCAAGCCCGACGTCGCAGTGCGAGCGTACCACCGAGGGGGGTTAAAACTCAACGCAGACGGCCGTGGTTTGCATCACGCTGCCACGTCCGGGCTGCGGGGGGTAGGGGGGAGATTCATTTAAGTGTTTTCACCTTTAGTGTCTTTGTTTGCCAAGATGGCACGGCCGCTGATGCCATCCCTGCACCACCCCCTCGCAGACCCTGCACCACCCCCCCGCCGCTTGACAGGCCCCCCACTACCCGGGTACCCTGGGTACAACACCAACAGGAAGGAACCCCTCCAACATGGACCGACTCCAACACGCCCAGGCAGTCGCCCAGTCCCCCCTCAACATCGCCGGCTACCGCAACCCGCCCGCCAACGTACCCTGGGCCATGGACCTCGCCGACGCCCTCGGCGTCCCCTTTCCCCAGGTCA